TTAAATGAAATGTCTTTAGATGCTCAGATTGCGTTAAAGGCAGAAGACCCAGACCTCTACAACTCTTTAGCAAACGACAAATAGAAACCATACCGACTCACAATTTGGAAGTGAGCCGCTAACCTAAAATCCCTTAATAGTTGTAGGTAGATGGGACAAAGATAAGTCCTTATCTATTCTTATTTTGGGTAGAAAGGACTTTTTTTATGCCAAGAACAGGAACTTTTGGCGGATTCGCTTTTGATCCAGAAGTTTTTTCACGATACATGAGCGAAAATGCAACATGGAACGATGCGATTATTGCATCTGGTGTATTAGCACAGGACAATACAATCATGGACTTAATCGGAGAGAAAGGAAACGTTGCAACAATTCCTTTCTATACACCGATTGATGAACAGGACTCACAGGCTTTAAACAACGATGGAGAAACAGACAATACACCTGTTGAAATCACAGGAAAGAAACAGACTTGCATGTTAATCCAGAGAATGAAAGCTTGGAAATCAAAAGACTTTACAAAAGAGTTAACAGGTGCAGACCCTATGACACATGTTGCAAACTCTGTTGCAAGATTCTATAAGCAGGTAAGAACACGTGACTTAATGACTACAGTTGATGCAGTTTTAAGCCTGTCTGGTATGGAAAACCATATTACAGACTTATCTTTAACTGGCGAGGGTACTGTAGGAGACGCAAACAAAATTGATGATACAACACTTATCTTTGCACAGCAGAAAGCTTTAGGAGATTCCGCTGACAAGATGGGGTTACTTGTATTAAACTCTTACATCTACGCAAAATACAAAGCAATGGGACTTGTTGATTACAACAAATACACTATTGCTAACGCAGTAGAAAGAGAAGTAAATCTCCCTACAATCGGTGGACTTATCCCACTGGTAACAGACAGATTTACAGTTGATACAACAGGAACAAACCCAGTATACAAAACTTATATGCTTGGTACTGGTTCAGTATTGACGTGTGATAAGACAAACTATGAAAATCCTTATTATACAGACTATGACCCAGAAAAATCTGCCGGTATTGAAAAGCTGTATACAAAACAGGGTTATGTATTACATCCTAACGGATTTTCTATTAATGCTAACAAGATTGCAAAAGAGTCTCCTACAAATGCAGAGTTAGGAACTAAAGGAAACTGGTCTTTAGCATTTAATCAGAAGAATATCCGTATGGGTGTTATTAAATCCAACGGATAAAAAGGAGTGTGATATCATGGCGTACATTGACTATGAATATTACAAAACCCTTTTTGGAGAGAAAGCAATCCCAGAAGCAGACTTTAATCGTCTGGTCTGGGATTCTTGCAAGAAGATAGATAATGCCACGACTGGTGTTGACAATGTGAAGAAACTTAAGATTGCTTTTCCAAAAGATGAAGATGATGCAGAAGCAGTTAAAAGATGTGTTTGCGAACTTCTATCAATCACATATAAGATTGAACAGGCAGAAACGAGAGTTGAAGCATCACAGGGTTATATCACATTAGAAGATGGGACAGTGATGAGCAAGCAGGTAGCATCTAAGAGTGCAGGAAACGAGAGTATAAGCTATGTAACTTCCAGTAACGCAGGTACGGCTACATTGATAGATAAGTGTCTAGCGGATAAGGAAGCACAAAAGCAGTTATACTCTGACACAATAAGAGACTACTTATCGGGTGTCGCAGATGCCAACGGAGTAAGTCTACTGTATATGGGAATGTACCCAACGGAGTATTTATGAAAGATTGTAAAGTAAATGTTTTAGGAACTACATATAAAATCAGATTCAGACATGAGAATGAAGATGAAAAACTACAAGAATTGTCTGGTTATTGCGATTATTCAAATAAAACAATAGTCGTTGCAATTTTTGAAAAAAGTGTTGATTCTGTGGATAACATTGAATCGGTTCAAAAAAGTGTGCTTAGGCATGAGATTATGCACGCTTTCTTATATGAAAGTGGTTTAGATGGGCAGTCTTGCAACGTAGATTGTTGGGCAAAAAATGAAGAAATGATTGACTGGTTTGCTTTACAGTCTAAAAAGATTTTCAAAGCTTTTAAAAAAGTAGGGGCATTATAGACAGGGGGATACGATGTATAACGATACAATCACACTTTTTAATAGGTATGAAAGTAAATTAGGAGATACATGGTATCCCTCTATTTTGCATAATACGAACCTAAACATGGATAAAGCAAGCATCGTTGCAAAGTACGGTTCTGACTCACAGGACAATGCTGTATTAAATGTGCAGTATAGCCTAAAAAGCGGTCAAAAGATGGTAGGTAGTAAATTATGGCTACCACCTAAAGAATGGTGTAAACAGACGAATGATAAGCTGTCAGAAGCACTTACGTTTAGTTCTAAGGCGAATAGTTTTGATTTCTTTATCGTTGGCGAATGGAAGAATGAAGAACCGATTGCAGAGGATGATTATATTGACGGATTCTATGAAGAAATGAAACTTAAGTATGATTATGTCTTTGCAATAACTGGAAGTGCCTTTTACGACATAATCCAGCATTTTGAAGTAATGGCTAAGTAGGTGGTTATATGGCTAAGAAGAAATTAGGAAATGTTAATGTGAATACACAGAACTTGAGAGCTAATATCAGTCTGGCGAGATTCGATGAACAAATACAAAGTGCTCAATATTGGTTAGATAGTCAAGTTATGACTGATATGGTCCCATATATGCCACATGAAACAGGTACATTCATTAACGTAACGAGAGCAAAAAGTGCTTCTCTTGCAGGTACTGGAATGGTGTGTGCAGGTACTGGACCGATGGGACGTTTCTTGTACTATGGTAAAGGTATGGTTGACGAATTAACAGGGTCTCCATGGGCGAGAAAAGGTGCTAAGAAAGTATTAGTCACTGAATTTGCAGGACATACCAATGCAAAAGTTGACTTAAGCTACCAGAATCCAAAAGCGACTCCAAAATGGTTTGAAACAGCAAAGAAGAATCACGGTAAAGCATGGGTTACTCATGTTAAGAAGCAGGCAGGAGGAAGTTGATGGCAGAAGAAAAGAAACCAGTCAAGTACGACATTGATGGTTTTGACGTGATCACAACAGCATTGCAAGAACTGGTAAATCAATTCCCAGAATTAAGAGAGGGAGACGAAATTGCATTTTCTACATTAGATGATGCAAGTGGAAAAGCAATGTTCCCAGTAAGCGGTGCAGTGATTGAATCAGAAAAAGAGAGTATCACTGGTCACGTCACACAGGTTTGTTTGTATCCATTTTGTGTGATCTACCGTATAAGCGGTGCTAATGCAAAACGTAAGGCAGACACGAAAGAGTGGTTGGATAACCTTGGTAAATGGTTGGAAAAGCAAACAATCACAATTAAAAACAACACATATAAACTAGAAGAATATCCAGTGCTGACAGGCAATCGAAAGTTTTTAACGATTGACAGACAGACACCTGCATATTTGGACAGTATAAACGAAAACAAGTCTGAGAATTGGGCTATCAATATTTCTGCCCGATATCAAAACGACTTTGATAGATAAATTAACTATTAACTGGTCTACGACAGGATGTAGATCACTGACCTCGAAAAGATAAAGGAGAATCATAATGGCAGTTACAACAGGTAAAATTGACCGTAAGTATATGGCTCATTTCTTAGATGCAGGCTCTTTGTGCGGTGGTAAAACACCATCCTATGAACGTCTTGGAAAAGACTTAGAAGAGTACAATGTCGAACTTAATCCAGATACAGAAACAAGTAAAAATATTATCGGAGAATCTACATTCAAACACAACGGATATGAGGTTTCCTCAGAAGCCGATCCTTATTACGCAGAAGCTGACAGCACATTAAGCCAGAAGTTGCAGGAGATCATTGATAATCGTTACAAAGACGATAATCTGAAAACTACCGCAGTAGAAGTACACCTATGGAAAGAAGCATCAAGCGGAGCTTATGAAGCATACGCAGAAGATTGTTATATTGTTCCAACATCCTACGGTGGAGACACAAGTGGTTACCAGATTCCTTTCACAGTTAACTACGCAGGAAACCGCAGAAAAGGTACTTACAACGTAACATCTGGAACATTTTCAGAAAGTGCTACACAGGACTTAAAAGACAACAGCAAAGCAGTTTTATCATAACAAGGAGTGCAGGATATGGAAGAACTTAGACGAAAAGTCAAAACTGGGGCATTAAATGTAATTTTAACAAACGAAGATGATGAGGAAATCGGAAGATTCCCATTCAACCCAGTTGATTTAAATATCGTAAGAAGATACGAAGAAGTTGTTACTAATTTGGAAAAGATGGAACTTCCAGAGGATGCTACAGAGCAGGATATCTTAGAACTGTCTGACAAATTAGAGGGGCAGATTGATTACTTGCTTAACTCTAAAGCTTCTAAGTCTGTATTTGCTATTTGCAATCCGCTAACTCTTACAGAAAGCGGAGATTTCTTCATCGAGAACATCATCGTGGAAATCGCAGATATTATTGAGCAGGTAACAGATCAGCGAATTAAGAAGAAACAGGCGAAGATCAAAAGAGCAACTTCTAAATATCACAAATAAATGGAAGTCTGGGAACTTCCAACATCCATAGTAGTTGGTGGCATTAAGTACGATATTCGTACAGATTTTCGAGCAATTTTGGATATATTAAAGACTTTTAATGATCCAGAGTTTGAGAACGATGAAAAGTGGATTGTTGCTCTTACCATTTTATACATTGATTTTGACGAAATGCCACCGCATGACTATGAAGAAGCAAGAGAAAAAGCCATCGAATTTATTGACATGGGTATAAAAGACGATGGGAAGAAAAAACCGCACACAATGGACTGGGAACAGGACGGTGCGGTTATTATTCCATCGGTTAATAGGGTCTTAGGAAGAGAAATCAGAGCTATGCAATATCTTCATTGGTGGACTTTTTTGGGAGCTTATATGGAAATCGGAGAATCCTTGTTTTCACAGATTCTTAATGTTCGCATAAAGAATGCGAAAGGAAAGAAACTTGATGACTGGGAACGTGATTTCTACAAAGAGAATAAGAATCTTATTGATTTAGACGTTAAATACACCGAAGAAGAACAAGCAGAAAGAGACAGACTTAATGCACTTCTTAATGGACAGAAAGGGGTGTGATTAAATGGCTACACAAAAAGCAGACGGAAGTATATATATCAAAACAGAGATTGACACAACGGATGCTAAAGCAAGCGTAAAAGAGATCACATCCCTTTTAAAACGTCTGTCCCGACAGGTTGACAGCATCGGAAAATCCATTAAGGATGCAATGAAAGGCGGTATCAAAACCCCAGATACAAAGGGATTAGATACCGTAGAAGAGAAAGCAAAGTCTGTGGCAGATCAGATCGAAAAGACCGCACAGGCAGAAAAGAAGCTAGAAAGCATAGATATTAAGTCTAATGCACTAGATACGTTAGATAAAGCAATAGAAAGCACAGGACAAAAGCTTGCAGAGCTAGAAAAAGCACAGATGGATGTATTTAACAGAAATCAAAGTGCTACAGCTTCTCCTGCGTTTCAAGCAATGGAGAGTGCCGCTTCTAAATTAGATCAGCAATATGAACAGTTGATTGCAAAAAAGAAGCAGTTGGAAACATCTACAACAGGAAAGACTGGACTGCCTAAGACTGGAAAGCTGACAGGTGGAACAGGTCTGGCAAGTGAGGAAAGTGCTAACGCATTAGCTAAACTTAATGCAGAGATCACAGGCACAGAAACAAAAGTAGAACTGTTAAATAACAGCTTGGAGCAAACAGCACAGGCACAACAAAAGATAAGTGACAGATCTATCAATACTACAGCTTATCAGATTCTTGAGCAGACACTACAGCAGGTAGAATCACAGTTTAATCAAGTTGCACAGACTCAGCAAGAGTTGTTCGCAAGGAATCAGAGTGTTACTTCATCTCCTGCTTTTATGGCATTAGAGAGTGCGGCAGAGAAGCTTGGTCGGCAGTATGATTCATTACTTGCTAAGAAACGGCAGTTAGAAAGCGGTGGGGGAGCAGTACAAACACCTGCGATCAAGACAGCCCCTATGACTGGTGCATATTCTGCCACGGCATCTAGTGCAAGTCAAAAAGCTTTGAATGCCTTAAACAAAGAAATAACACAGACAGATGCAAAAGAAAAAGGACTTGTTAACACAAATAGTAGGCTTGGTTCATCATTTAAGAATGTCAGTCAGTCTGCGGACAGTGCTAAGACAAAGACAGGCGGTATTTCATCTATCTTTAGTAGGATGTGTGGAGTCGTATCTGGACTTGGAAAACGTCTTGGTGGACTGGCACAGAACTTTACAAGCACAACAAACAGTGCTAATAATGCAAGCTTTTCTATTGGTCGAATGGTCGGTATGAGTATATTATATTCTACCGTTTTTGGAATGATTTCTAAAGTTAACAGTGGAATCATGACAGGTATTAATAACCTTGCACAGTATTCGTCAGCTACTAATGCTTCGATATCTTCTATGATGTCAGCATTAACTCAGTTACAAAACAGTTTAGCAACAGCATTTGCACCGATTTTGTCCGTAGTAGCACCGATTTTGACGGCATTCATGAATATGCTATCGAAAGCGATCACATACATTGGAATGTTTATAGCAGCACTAACAGGACAGAAATCTTTTACGAAAGCAAAAGCTGTACAAGAAGATTATGCGGCATCACTGAACAAAACATCCAGTGGAGCTAATAAGGCGGCAAAAGCTACAAAGAATAACGCAAATGCCACAAAAAAAGCAAATAAAGAGATACAAACATACCTGTCTGGATTAGATGAAATCCGACAGTATCAGAAAGAAAAAGATAATGATACCCCTAGTTCTTCCACACCGTCAGCAGGCGGTGGCGGTGGAGTGGGCGGTGGTTACACTGGTCCATCCATTGGAGATATGTTTGAGAAAGTCCCTATTGAATCTTCCATCGCAGATATTGCTAAGAAGATTAAGGGCCTCATAAAAAAAGAGGACTGGGAGGGACTTGGAGCTTATATTGCATCGGGTATCAACAAAGGATTGCAAAAAATCTATAATGCCATCAATTGGGATAATGTAGGCCCGAAGATTACATATTTTGTGAACGCATTTACACGGACATTCAATAGTCTTGTTGATCACATAGACTGGGATTTAATGGGACGTACTGTGGGTGCAGGTATTAATACAATTGTCAATACACTGAATCTGTTGATAGAGGGAATCAATTGGAAAAATCTTGGTTCAAAAATTGCAACAGGTATCAACGGTTTATTCAACGAAGTAAATTGGAATAATGTAGGGCAGTTGTTTGCGAATAAAATAAATGTTCCGTTTCAAATGTTAGAGGGAGCTGTAAATACTCTTAACTGGGCAAAAATAGGAACGTCAATAGGTGGATTTTTGAATGGTGCAATCAACCAGATAGATGTTAAGTCTATTGGTACAAGCTTATCTGGATTAGCATTAGGAATATTAACAACATTAGATAATGCACTTACTACAACAAACTGGTCACAGCTTGGCACAAAATTAGCAACATTATTAACATCCATTGATTGGGTCGGAATATTTGTCAATGCAATATCTGTTGCAGGGAAAGCCATTACAGCATTAACACAACTCGGTGTGTCTTTTATGGATAACTTGGCAAAAGGTATTACAAATGGGACACAGCAGTTTATTAGTAAGGGATTATCAGCATTGACGAGTTTTACTGCAAACTTAAGAAGCAATGCAGGAAAATTAGTAGATTCTGGTCTAAATCTTATGTTGAATCTTGCAAAAGGTATTGCTAATTCGCTTCCAGACATAATCAAAAATGTTCCACAGATTGTTAGCAATATTGCAAATACAATCAATGACAATGCACCTAAAATATTGATGGCAGGCATACAACTTATTGGGATATTGATTAAAGGATTGATTCAAGCAATCCCTACTCTTATTGCGAGTATTCCACAAATTATAGTAGCTATGGTTAATGTATTTACAGCGTATAACTGGTTATCACTTGGTAAAAGTTTAATTACAGGTATTAAAAACGGTATTGTAGCTGCAAAAAGTACAGCAGTTGAAGCTATGACAAATACATATAATGGGTTGCTTAATGCGATAAAGAATTTACCATCTAAACTTAAAGGACTTGGAGAGAATGGACTTAAGGAGATGGGGAACGGAATTACTGGAAAATTATCCGGATTAAAAACAACGGCAGGGAAAATATTGACCAATATCATAGAAGCGGTTAAAAATCTTCCTAAAGAATTATCAAAAAAAGCTACATCTGCGATAAGAGATATGAAAACTACATTTAAAAATGTCGATTGGGGCAGTGTTGGAATGAATGTAGTAAAAGGTATTGCAAAAGGTGTTGGAGATTTTGCATGGATTTTGGTTGATAAAATGACAGGTCTTGCACAAAAGGCGTGGGAGGGTGTGAAAGATTTCTTTGGAATCCATTCTCCATCAAGACTTATGAGAGATACGGTAGGTAAGATGATTCCTGCCGGTATTACAGTAGGTTTGGAAAAAGCTTTTCCATATACACTCAAAACCCTTATGAATCAGTCTGAACAGTTGGCAAATGTACCGTTCAGAACACCAGAGATTGCTACAGGTAAGATAATACCTGCGAAAGCATCCGCAGTGATCGCACAAAAGCAGAACAGCACAAACAGTAACAATAATGACGTACTTAATTTACTTGAACAGCTATTATCTGTTACGAAGTCCTTAGAATCAGACAACAGCGGTAACAATGGTGGGGATTATCATTTCACAGCACAGATTAACCGCAGGACGTTGTTTGATGAATTTATCGAAGAAGCAAAACTAAGACAAATGAGTAATGGTAGAAATCCATTCAGCCTTGCGTAGAAAGGAGTAAAAAATGGCACAGGATTATATAAAAATCAATAATAAAAAAGTCTGGCAACCAGATTCAGACACAGCTGTAGCATTTGAAACTACCTATACGCAAGGTAGCACAAGGGCACAGTCTGGTAAAGGAAAGTTTACCCCGATGTTCACAGTAGAGCGATTTACATACAGTGCATCGGATGTGCCAATGTCTAAGGTTACGGAAATATTAGAAATGGTAGCACGTGGTAAATCTTTTGATTTACATTATTTTTCTGTATTTTACGGAGAGTGGAGAACAGCAAAGTTTTATGTCGGACAGGTATCGGACATTAAGATAAAAACACTTAAAAATAACCATGAAAAAGTATCAAGTATATCTTTCAATATGCAGGGGGTTAACCCGATATGATAAATGTAAGTGATGAATTTAAACAGCTAATGACAGAACGACAAGATTTTAAATGCAATGCAGAAGTAACGCTTGCGAATGGAACTGTACTGCCATTAGGAGAAGATGATTTTTCAATAGATAACAATAGTCTAGTCGATGCGGCAGGTGCTAACACCATTCCTTTAGGTGTTGCACTCAGCCGTAATGTCCAGTTAGAAATCATGAATGACGATGATCACTTATCCAATTATGACTTCTTTGGAGCAAAAATAAGACTGTATCTAACATTTGAATTATCAGAGACAACAGAAAAAATTGAATACGGTACATTTACTGTTACACAGCCAGAAACATACGGAAATGTAGTTACGATTGTTGGACATGATGATATGTACAAGGCTGATAAGTCATACAGTACATCGTTGACATTCCCTGCGACAGCAAAGAGTGTGTTAATTGACAGTTGTGATACCTGCGGTATCCTGATTGGAGATAGTAACTTTTTACACAATGACTTCCAGATACCAACCATGCCATCTAGTGAGTATACACACCGACAGATTATAGGATTTATTGCAATGATTGCCTGCGGAAATGCAAGAATTGACCGCACAGGGCGATTACAGATAATGACCTATGATTTTGATTATGATAGTGAGGATATTCATAAATTGGTTGATTACAATAAACTGACAAGTGATACGAACGATGTGCAGGTAACAGGCGTGCGAATGACACAAAAGGTTACTACAACCGATGATGATGGCAATACAAGTGACACAGAAAAAACGGTACAAGTTGGTAAAGATGGTTATGTTTTATCTGTAGAGAACCCACTTGTAACAGGGCATGAAGAGACACTTATTTCGTGGATTTATGAAAAGTTTGAAAATGTGACTTTTAGAGCTTTTACGATGGACTATATATCTTATCCAATAGCAGAGTTTATGGATAAGATTAAAGTTACAGATTGGAGAGAAAATAGCTTCTATTCAGTATTAACAGATGTAAACTTTGTATTCTTCGGATATACAACATTAAAGAATAGTGCAGAATCTCCATTGCGTAACCAGAGCAACTACACATCAAGTAATCAAAAAGCGATCATACAAGGTAAACAGTTAGTTGAGCAGGAAAGAAATAACCGTCAAAATGCTTTAGATAAGATGCAAGAAGCATTAAAAAATAGTAACGGAATGTATTCAACACAGGAAGTTCTATTGGATGGCTCAACAATATATTACCTGCATGATAAACCGACAATGAAAGAATCAAAGAATGTTATCAAATTGACAGCAGAGGTTATTGGTTTTTCTATTGACGGTGGTAAAACATATCCTTATGGATTCACGATCACTGGGGAAATGGTAGCAAGATTGCTTTATGTAGAGGGAATCAATGCAGATTATATCAATACTGGTGCATTAAAAGTCAAAGATAAATCTGGAAACATTATCTTCTATGCAGACATGGAGACTGGTACTGTAAAGATTTCTGGAGATAACGTCACAATCGGTGGTAAATCAGCACCAGAAGCAATCAGTGATGCAGTGAAAGAATCTAAGAACTACGCAGATGGTAAAGTATCAGATTTTGCAGAAACAGTTACAAAAAGTGTAGCGGACCTACAGAACCAGATAGACGGACAAATTGAGACGTTCTACTACGATTACGAACCAACATTAAAAAATATCCCTGCTTCTGACTGGACAACAGAAGATGATAAAAAGAAGCATGAGGGAGACTTATTTTATTGGAAATCTAAAGGATATGCCTACAGATTCTTCAAAGATGGCGACACATGGAAGTGGCAGTTAGTACAAGACACGGACGTTACAAAAGCATTAAGGACAGCATCTTTCGCACAGTCCACAGCAGACAGTAAATGTCGTGTATTTTTGACACAGCCTACACCACCTTATGATACTGGCGATATGTGGAATCAAGGACAGAACGGAGACATCCTTACTTGCGTTGTAGCAAGGGGAGAGGGTGCAAGTTATGTGGAAACCGACTGGCAGAAGCTTAATAAATACACAGATGATGAGACTGCTAACAAGGCACTGGAAGAAGCGAGAAAATCTCGTGCAATGATTATCAATCTGGACAACGATTATCAAGCAATCACGACAGATTATAAGGGAGAATATACATCATTTCCAGAGTGCCACACGACAGCACAGGTATTGTACGGTCATACCGACATATCAAACGACTGTACTTATAATGTGCAAAAGTCGGGTGGTGTTGTAGGCTCTTGGAACAGCTCAACACACACCTACACTGTAACAGCATTAACAACAGATGTTGGATGGGTGGATATTACAGCTAATTACCTTAATACTTATTCTGTCACGAAACGATTTGACATTGCTAAATTAAAAGGTGGTATCCCCGGAGAAACAGGTGCTACTGGTCCACAGGGGGAAAAGGGAGCAACAGGTCCACAGGGACCACAAGGAGAAAAGGGAGAAAAGGGCAATCAAGGAAGTGCAGGAAGAACGTATTTCATGGAAACATCGTCAAGCATTGTGAAAATGTCCGCAGATAACACGATCGTGCCTAACTATATTACATTGTCTGGTTATTACCGTGACGGTACAGCAACAGCACGTACAGCCTATAAATGTAGATTCAAAATTGAAGAAACAACAGACGGAGATACATACACGACCGTTTATACTTCATCCTCAGATGAAACGGACATTACTCACGCACTGTACTCTGTACTAGCGAGTGGTTCAAGCGGTATCACAGCAAGCGGTTCAAGTGGTATCGGTATCTCAAGAAATCTTACAGCGTTAAGGTGTACGATGTATGCCGCAGGTGGATTTTCACAGGTGTTGGATATTGAGACAATTCCAGTAGCCATTGACGTAGATGCACTGACTCACGAAGATATATTCAATCTGCTGACCAACGACGGAGCATGGCAAGGTATTTATCGTGGGTCTGACGGTAAGTTGTATATCAACTTTACTTATGCTAGAGGTGGAACATTAAATCTTGGTGGAAAAGCAAACACGTACGGTAATGGACAAATGCACGTTTATGATGCAAATGACAATGAAATTGTTGACATAAACACGAAAGGGATAGTCGTAACGCATTATATATCAGGCATGGGAGAAAAGCCAATATCATATGTGTGTATAACACCAGACGTGTTCGGTGGTATATATTTATCTGAAAACAAGGATGGAACTGGTGCATGTGCGATTTTGTCCCCAGATGAGATTGTATTAAAAAATAACAGCAGTGGACCAATTACAATACAGACAGACATAACAATGCATATGACGGATGAATCACTTTATCTTGGGTCGGTAAGTGAATATAAATTTCATTTTGGAAAAGAAAGATCAAGTTTTTATCAGCCAGTTACTATTGGCGGAAGTTTGTCTGTTGCCGGAGAAAAAAACAGAATAATAGATACAGAAAATTATGATACAAGAAAGCAGTATTGTTATGAAACAGCAACCCCATATTTTGGAGACATTGGAACGGCACAAACTGATGATAAAGGAAAGTGTTACATCGACATTGACGATATATTTTCAGAGACAGTAAACACAGGTGTTGAGTACCAAGTATTCTTGCAGAAAGAGGGGCAAGGCGATTTATGGGTAGAAGAAAAGACCGATAGTTACTTTGTCGTTCGAGGCACTGAAAACCTTAAATTTTCGTGGGAAATCAAAGCAATTCAGAGAGATTACGAATTTGAACGACTTGAAAAATTCGATAACTCAGAAAAAGAAGAAGTGATTGACTATGAGAAAGAATATATGGAAGAAATCAACGATTTGATTAAAGAACAGGAGGAAATGTTAAATGAAACAGTTGAGTAGCTTTATGGTATTAAATATTGACGGTGGAGACAGAGTATCATACACATACAATGAAATTGACGACAACACAGGAGAACCATTGTCACAGAATAAAAAAGAAAATTTCTGGGTAGTAGATAAAGAACTTAAAAAGCACATTGATGCTATCAGAAGCTACGTCAGAGAAAACAAGTTGAATTAAGGAGTGATGTTATGGCAATTAATATACCTTTAGTACATATCTCAGATTTAACAGAGAAAAAGACTATCTCAGATTCAGACTACATGCTTACTGGTGGGAGTACCGCCAGTAAGGTTAAGTGGTCAACAATCGTGTCCTTAATTAAAACTAAATTAGGGATTGGAAATATAGAAAACGATATAAGTAAAATACAGTCAGATATTTCTACGTTAAATAGTGATTTAACCAATAAATTACGCAATATAGTAATTAAAACAAGTGGAAGTGGTACGAGCATATCTGTAACCATATCAAATTACGATAATTTAAAGTCAAAAAGTGACAAAATCGCACTATTTTTGTTTGGAAACGGAAACGGTTTATCACGCTGTGCCATAATCTCAATAAATATAAGTGGCGAAGATATTATCATTGATGCAACTACCAATGTTGTATCTGAAAATATATCATGTTCTGCAAGCAAAAATGTAATTACTATAAACGGTCTTCCACAATGGGGATTTTATACGGTTATAGCACCACCAAACGTGTATATAGACCAAGGTGGAATTGTATTTGATAATTAGTCTTACCTTGCATAGACATCGTAAGTAACTGTTCCTGTTGGGGATACTGTTAACCATCCTTGAGCAAAATAAACAAGATTTCCCTCATTACTAGCTAAAAAGCTTGCATGATACGTATTGTCAAACCAGTATCCATCAGCTATGTTTGTTGATCTAGTTAAATCTGGAAAAATAAACGTAAACTGTGGGCTTTTCGCGCCAGGATAATTAATTCTTGCAATTAGAATTGCAACCTTGTATACAGACGGGATCGTGTATTGAGTAGAAATTGGTACATCAGATGCAAGTTTTTTATACGTTAAATCACTAATTAGTGTATGCATTAAATTTCAATCGCCAATCACATATTAACATAAGCACTCAACAAATGAAAGGAGAAACTATGAATCTTAAATTACGTTTCAAAAATAAAGCAACATTAGTAGCATTGGCTTCTGCCTTAATTGCATTTATCTATCAGATTCTAGGAATCTTAGGTATCACAGCACCAATCGCACAGGATGCAGTATCACAGCTTGTAGGTATTATCCTTAATATCTTAGTGACTCTCGGAGTGTTGGTGGACCCAACAACAAAAGGAATCGGGGATAGTGTTAATGCAATGTCTTATGAAGAATTAGGACAGGCAGTAGACCCAGACTATCAAGGGCCTGCGGACTTAACAGAAGAACCTATCAACATTACCCACAAAGAGGAAGTGTAAAATGAAATTTATTAACAAATTTGCCGATGAGTCAAATTATGGTGGCAAAAGAAAATTAAGTGATATTAAATTTATTGTGGTGCATTTCACAGGGAACAAAGGGGATACAGCTTTGAATAACTGCAAATATTTCCAAGGAGAAAACAGACACGCTTCGGCTCATTGTTTCATTGATGGTAGCGGAGTAGTGTATAAATCCGTATCTCTTAAGAGGGTAGCATGGGCAGTAGGTGGATGCTACACTTTAAAAAATGGTGCAGGTAGCAAATACAAAGTTGCTACAAATGCAAACACCTTAAGCATTGAAATGTGCAATTGTGTTGGCGGCGTACCTGCGGACGTATACAACGATCTCGTGTGGTTGGTTACATACTACATGAAAAAGTACAACATTGATGCAGACCACGTTATTCGCCACTGGGATGTAAACGGCAAGGATTGTCCAGACCCATGGATTGGAAAGAATAATAAGGGGTGGAAGAAGTTCAAGGCTGACATTGCAGGAACAACAGTGAAAGAAGCAAAGAAAGCAAAAGTCCATGGAACAGTTATCACGAAACATGACCCACTGATTATGAGAAAGAGTGCGAACACAAAATCCGATATTGTTTATAGAATCCCTAAGGGCGCAACAGTAGAGGTTGTCAAAAAAGGTAGTGCGTGGCATAAAGTTAAATATAACGGTAAGACAGGGTACTGTTCAGCAACTTACATAAAAATTTAAAAATAATGCTTGCATTGTCGAAAATGATGTGATATTATAAACAACGTTGAAGCGAGAATGTTCCATTTTCGTTCCAACCAAAATTGAAAAAACATGAGTTTATGCGGTTTGAGAGCATTTTGACCCCTTGACTTTTAATCAAGTTGTCCGGGGTTCGAATCCCCGCACGCTCACTATAAAAAAGCACGGTTGCCAAATGGCTAAATACCGTGCTTTTCTTGTATTTATGCGGTTTTTAAGGATATGACTTATCTAAAAATCATACCCTTAAAAGTAGCCGAAAGTAACTTGAAGTTTAGGGAAGTATTTGTTCCATAGCTGTTCCATGTTCCATTTTTGTTCCAGAAACATTCTTGAAAAGCCATGATAATAAATCTCTGAGTTGTTCCATTTTTTGTTCCACTGGTTGTTCCATTCTTTGTTCCAAATCTACGAAACTTAATGCATTATTTACAGCAGACACTTTATCTTCTTTTTCCATCATGATATGGTTGTATACTTTCATTACAACTTCTTCTGAATCTCCAACTAATTTAGCAACCATCTTGATACTGATAAGTGGAATCTGGTAGCATAAACAAGAACAATAATTATGTCTGAAAACATGGCTTGTCAATCCCTCAATGATACTAGGGCTGACTGCCTGCATAGCTTTTAATATTCTGTCAAACATTCTTCGAAAACCAGATTTTGTCATAGGTTTGTAGTTTTGGTTTACAAAAAGATATTTTCTTTTGTCTTTCCTCAGCATAGATATATAGTCGGCTATATAATCAAATACACTGTTAGGAATTGGAAGTATTCTTTCTCCGTTAGTTATATTTTTTACCGTTTTTACAAAAGGAATATTATCTGATATGTCGTGAGATTTAGTGATAGATACTGTATGGGCTTCTAAGTCGAAGTCACTTTCTGTTAGTGCTAGAGCTTCTCCACGCCTTAATCCACAGCCGTAAAGGATGTAGGCATACAATTTATCCATTGGTTTAAAATCTGCCGTAAAAACGGCTCTCTGTTCGTCTGGTGTCAAAGCACGTTGTTCTTCTGCTTTATATTTGATTCCCTCAAAATCGTCAAAAATGTCTGCGAATGTTTGAGCGGAGAAAATACGATCACGTACAGCACTACGCAATATTTGCTTAAACGTCATAGCAATCTGCTGTTGAGTTCGTGGATGCCCTGTAGCATGGTTTAATAGCAATTGGAAATGTTTTCGCTCAATGTCTTGCAATTTGGTATAAGCTATCGGAATAAAATGTACGTTGATAATGTTTTCATACATTTTGTTTGTATTATTAGCACGACTAAATTCTTTGTATAAATGTCTCCATTGTACAGCATATTCAATAAATAATATGTCAGTTTCAATGATTCCACGACGTTCATCCCTTAATCGTTCAAATTCTTTTACTTTCTTTTCAAGGTCCTTAGAGCTTTTTGGAGATCGCAGGTGTTTATATTTTTTTTTACCGTTATCCTTGTATGTGCCATCCCACACGTTGGTAGAATAGTAACCATCTTTTCCTTTTCTAAATTTAGCTGTTGCCATTGTATCACTCCTTTTTTTAATAATCAAAATCACAAAATGGGTACAAAAATAACAGCCATGCAAAAGTGGTTTTTAAAAAGATTGAAAAATAACATAGATGTGTTACAATATAAATGAACTTTCTATAATTTAATATTTTATAATCCAACGATGTTATGAAAAAAGGAGTTACCGATTCTTATTAGTCTTCACGGTGGCTCTTTTTTTATACCCTTGCGTGACCGCACTGTTAATGATACAATAATAGTTGGCTAGACTTTATTAAATCAAAAACAGTGTTTTTGGAGACTGTACCACATTCGGGCGTGGTACGGTCTTTTTTTATTGTTATTTAACTTCCCAAGATTTACCGCAGTCTTGGCAAATTGCCATTTGTTTACTGTTAATATCTGTCTTAGATGATTTCTTTTCTTTGTATTTAGACTTTTTAGGTGTTAATGCCCACAGACCGCCAGTCGCTGCGATCATACCTGCACGTCCCAGACTGTTACCTGCACGAGTCACAACACTCTTTTTACGGACCTCAGATTTTCCCTTTGTTTTAGCTGAGTCCTGCACAAACTCATATCCTATATTCAAGCTGTGACACTTAGGACAGTATGGTGCATCCAGATAAAAAATCTTATAAAAATCTTCGGCTTTTTTGCTGTCTACCTTTTTTAAAATCTCATAGTAAGCATCCCTAGACCTGTCTTTATCCGCTTTGATTTTGCTTGCATTAAAACCAAAATTACCGTTAAATTTACGCATTTCATAATCATAAGTTAACTGATTAATAGCATCATTTGTATAATCCAGTTTGACAATAATATCTTCTTTTGGATTCTCTTCTGCCTTATCAAAACGGCATAAATAAAAGCTGTCTTTTGCTACATAAAGTATATGTGTTAGCGTAGAAAGAAAACCACTATCTGTATATTTACCTGCTGTGATAATTAAATCACTAGGTTCATTAACAATACCTTTTTCTATAGCAATCTCAATCGTTTTTTCATCAATTTCATACTGCGGAACTTCATTATCAGCAGCAGAAACAGTAGCTAATTCTTTTAAGATTTCCTCTGTTGGGCATCCACAATTTGGACAAGCAGAAGCTTTTTCAGAGAACTCTTTCCCACATTCAGTACAAGTTATTAATGCCATGTAAAAACCCTCCTTTTTATAACAATCACAGGCAAGGTGGCAACCACAATCGCAGACAAATAGCAGGCAAGAAACCACGTATTTATGCAGTTTTCAAGACTTTTTGCATAGTTGCATCACAGGCAAATCGCAGGCAAATCGCAGGCAAACATCAATCAACTATGCATTTCCTTTTTTAAAAGTCCAAGAAACCATGGTTTTATGCGGTTTTCAGTACCATGCAAAAAGTTTTTTAAATTTGTGATTGACAAAACAATGTTTTTAGTGTATTTTTATTTTCTTTTATATAAATATATAGTATCTAAAGACTATAGTTATATATAACCTATATAGTATTATAATAATTAATATTTATATTTAATTAAAAAGAAAAAAATAAAACAAAAAAAAGAAAAACATTAGAGCTGTTTGAATGCAATTAGCTGAGGGGTGTATCCTGTCAGCATTGCAAGTTGCTCTTTTGTATAATCTTTGTGTTCAAGTATCACTTCGTCTGGTATCAAAAGTTCAGAAGCAAATGTCTGTGCTTCTTGTTCGATAGAGTTCTCATAACAGTTCTTGCCGAATGAGAAGAAATAAAAATCTTCTTTGTGCAGGACTGCATGACCTAACTCATGAGCTAAGACCTCGTGATACTTTTTTTCGTTGTCTAATAATTTTTCGTTTATGTAAATAAAATCTCTTTCGTGAATCTTTAAATAGCAACCAGATATTTTTTTTAAGTCCCCGATCTGGATGATTATGTCTAATTCTTTTGCAAGCCTAACGGGGTTTCTGGTTTCGTATTTTTTAATCAAATTGTATACAATAGATTTAATTTGATTATGATTCATACATTCATATCCTTTCTTCACTTATTTTTCTGTTTAAGATATATAAGTGACATTTCATATTGAGCTAATATTGCGTCAAGAGATTCATCATCAAGTTTTTCCCCATCGTAGTAGATAGGGTGTCTAGTCCTGTTTTTAAGTAAATCTCTCATTCTCTCTAGTTCATCTTTGATGTCTATTACACGGTTATCTTTTTCTTTTTTATCCTCCTCCTTTCCCGTCATTAGGTAATCAACTGTTACACCGAAAAAATCGGCAATCTTCTGTAACTTTTTGATGCCCGGTTTACTCCTACCAACTTTCCAATCAGAAAAAGTTGACTTAGAAACGCTAGCTTCTCTTGCTACATCAGAATCTTTCAGACCTCTTTCGTCACGCAGTTTTTGATAAATTTCGTACATAAAGCACCGCCTTTTTAAAAAAGTTCCAAAATCCGTACAAAAACTATTGACAAGTTCTAGAATCCGAATTATAATATAACCATAAGTTCGGAAAAAAGAACAGCCATTGGTAAGTTCTTGTTATGATTTTTCTTTACATTTCATATTATAACTGATTTCCGAACTAAAATCAATAGAAACGTTCGGAAAGGAGTAAATATGTATAAAAAATATTGTGCGTTAAGGGACAAAAGGAATCTGACAGATTACAGAGTGTCAGAAGATACAGGAATTGTAAGGTCTACGTTTACGGATTGGAAAACAGGAAGAAGTAAACCGGGCATCAAAAAGTTAAAGGCATTAGCTGATTACTTTGGTGTGACAGTAGATTATTTTTTAGAGGAGAGTGAGTAGTGAAGAAAAGATATTCTCATAAAAAAATGAGAGCATGGTCAGAGTACCCATTGATTACAAGAATATCTTTTGTGCTTTCTTGTACAGCATTGGTACTTGCGATTGCGAGATTGCTACTTAAATAGACTGACGATAAGAGCTATGAAGCTTAGAAGATAGCAGAAAAGAGGGTGTATATGAATTTTGATGATTTGTTCTATTACCTAAATTACGGCAGAACGAGAAAACAAAAAAAGAGAGACTTAATGTTTTTAAGAAATCTCTTCTTCATACAGCTTATTACTGTGATTATTGCAGTGATAGTAATTGCTATTTGTATATGGATACTATTAGCGAAATAAGAGCAATGATAACAGAAATAACAGACAAAACAGTGTTGAAAATCACAATACCTTTTGTCCAGAACCATTCTTTACGAATTGCCTTGATAAGCTGTTTATCATTTTCTAAAAATTTTAAAATTTCATCTTGAACCTTTTGATTTTTGGAATAGTCGGAAGATTTCATTTTATCAATGTTTTCTTCATCTGGTTTATCAAGATGCGGTAAAGGACTTTTAGACATAGTACACCTCCTAAATAAATTATAGCACAGAAAGGAGTGCAGAAATGTATATACCACCATTTCAATTAGGAATCTTTGTAGGAGCTGTAGGAGTAATTGCATTTGAAATTATAGCTGTATTAATCGACAACTACAGAAGCAAAAAGAGAAGAGAAGCACGAAAGAAATAAAAATGCCCCATGCGGTACTAGAACTACCACACAGGGCGAATGTAACCACTAACCATAGCTTAGCGGTAAGGAAATTATAACACAATTTTTTTAACACCGCAAGAAAGAGGTGCGGAATGGAAGATAAGACAAAGCAGTGGAAAGACTTAGAAGAATACTTTGCAACAGAGGTAATTGAGCAAAGTAAACGGACAGCAAAAAGATGGTTTGCAATCTGGCTAATTACATTCATTGCATTGGTAGCGACAAATACAGTGTGGATATATGTGTTTAACTCATATGAATACGTTCAGCAGGACGGAAGCGGAGTTAACAACTATCACACCGATATTGATGGAGACTTAGAGAATGGGACAAAGAATTAAAGCTAAGAAGAACGGCAAATACAAGAAAGTGGCGTTCAGACAGGCAGGAATGAAGAAAAGAGGATACTACCGTAGGAAGAAGCGGAGAAAGTGAGGTAAACATGGAGTACCCGAAACCAGTTATGAAGATGGGAGAACTTGTGAAAATGGGGTTTCCGAGGTCGTTTCTGGATGAAGCTTATCGGGAACGTGGACAAGACTTTGCACAAAAAGGTGCTAAGAAAAATTCTCCAATCTTCTTTGACACTGAGTTGTTTGAGAAATGGAGAGCAAGGAAACAAAGAGAAGAAAACAGAGCATTGAGAGGAGAAATGATATGAGAACAGGAACAGCAATTATGGGTTTAGGACTTGCTTTAACAGGTCTAGGAATCACACCGTTTGTATTCATGGCGGTCTGCACACTCGCAGGTCTGGCAGAAATCAAAATGGAGCGTGATGGATGGAAATAAAAAAAGCACCAAGACGTGCAGGTCTAAAGTGCTTAACAAAAAATGTATAACAACAGTATAGCAGGAAAAGGAGAATGTGACAATGATTATTACAAAAACAGAATTTAAGGATACGGTTAAAGAAATAATCGTTAATGGAATCAGCAACACACAACCAGAGAATATGACAGAGGAAGAAAATACAAAATCTGACAAAGAGTTAACAATAATGTTGACAGACTACTTTGAAAAGGTAATAAGAAATATCTTTTGTGGAGAAAATTGGACGTACAGTAAAGATGAATTAGCTACTGTTTCGGGTTCGGTTTTAAATGATAGATTTTCTGACAATCCAGAACCACTGGTACTTATGGAAAATTTTGCATGCATTGCAAGCACTGGACTACTGATTAAAATGTTAGAAGAAAAAATGCAGGAAGAAGAGCCATATGAAAAGGAATTTGACGTAGAAGAGATTCTTAAAGAAGCAAAGGGGTGTGAGTAGTCATGATTATCACAGGATACACAAATGAATACGGAACAGTAATCCCTATGGAAGATGCAGATGATTATATCCAAAAGAGAATAAAAGGAAATGAAGAAGATAGAGAGTGGTTTATCGACTATATGTGGGATATGCTCGAAAGCAATATGGATGAACTTGTAAAACTTAGAGAAGCATTTTTTGACGATGTATGCAGTGATAAAGAGGTTGATGAACAGGGAAATGATCTTAACTGCATTGAGGAATATATCGAAGAATAGGAGATTGAAAAATGGCTAAATTATATGAAATCAAAAATGAACTTAATGAATTATTATTAATGGCTGATGAGCAGGGACTATCCCTTGATGATATTAAAGACACTATAGATGGAATCGAATTTGAGTTTGAGGAAAAGGCTGATTCTACAGCAAAGATGATTAGAACGCTGATTGCTGATGCGGATGCGGTAAAAGCAGAGAAAGACAGATTAGCAGACAGAGAAAAGGCATTGAGAAACAGTGCAGACAATCTGAAAAAGTACCTTGAAACAATGATGTTAGAAGTAGATAAGAAGAAATTTAAAACAAAGCTGTTTAGCTTTAACATCCAGAAGAACGCACCAAGCGTAAAAGTAGAGGTTGAGGAATTATTACCAAAAAAATATTTAATTCCACAGCCAGACAAAGTTGACAAGAAACAGCTTCTTAAGGACTTGAAAGCAGGAGTTATTGAAGCAAATGAAAATATGAGACTGGTACAGACAGAGAGTTTAAGAATTAGATAGGAGTGTTGGAAGATGGAAAAATTCAGAGATTTAAGAGCAGATGAAATTGATTGCAGAGTTGCAATCGTAAAAGATAGCGGAGTGTCAATCTTATTATACAAGGATGCACGATGTGACATGAATATCCTTGATGAAGCAATTGGTATCACAAACTGGAAAAGGCATCATGAGGTAATTAATGGAAATCTTTTCTGTACTGTAGAAGTATGGGACGAAGAAAAGAAAGAATGGATTTCTAAACAGGATGTAGGTAAAGAATCCTACACAGAGAAAGAAAAAGGGCAGGCGTCAGATTCATTCAAGAGAGCTTGTTTCAATCTTGGAATCGGACGAGAACTGTACACAGCACCTTTTATCTGGATTCCAAATAAATACGTCAATATTCAGCAGGGAAGAAACGGAAAACCTACAACAAATGACAGATTTAAGGTTGAAAAAATTGTAATCGAGAGTAAGAAAATTGTAGGGTTGTCAATCGTTAACGATACAACACATAAAAGAGTATTCATCTATGATGGCAGAACAGAGGAAGAAAAGAATGGAGACAAAGGCAACGATAAGTAATATATCCATTGATTTTGAATCTGGTAAGCAGGTTATTTCCCTTGTATGTGAAAAAGACATACGAGGGGAATATGACCGACTGAAAGATAAGGAATGTAGGCTTAAGGTTGTTCAGTATCGTGAGGGCAGGAGCTTAGATGCCAATGCATACTTTCATGTACTGGTTGGAAAGATTGCAGAAGTAACGGATAACAGCAAGGTATATATAAAGAACAAACTCATAGCAGAGTACGGACAGCATGAGATTATAAACGGTTCTCTTGTATCACTTCCGTTGGATAACGATATAGAAGTGTACGACCTTGAATTTTGCCACCTACAACCGACAGCCAGTACAACTACCAATAAGGCAGGTAAGTTGTTCAGAATCAATCTGGTAATGCGTGGGAGCCATACCTACGACACAAAGGAAATGTCTGAACTGATAAAAGGAACTGTTGAAGAAGCAAAAGAGCTTGGAATTGAGACAGCAACACCGCAGGAGATAAAAGAAATGGAAGAAAGGTGGAGAGTAAAAATTGAAAAAGCTAACTAGTGTATTTACAGAAAATATGGACTGTTGCATTTACACAGGTTCTTACATAGTGGAAAGACATCATATTTTCGGTGGTTCTAATAGGAAGAAAAGCGAAAAATATGGATTTGTCGTACCACTAAGACCAGACTTTCATCCGAACGGTGTACATTTTAACAGAAAAAATGGAGACATAGATACAAAGCTTAAGACGATGGCTCAAACATATTATGAAGAGCATATCGGTAGCAGGGAAGAGTTCAGAAAGGAGTTTGGGAAATCATGGCTGTAACATACACAATCCAAGGAAGACTTGACGGACTTAACACTTTTATTTATGCAAACAGGACCAATCCCTACAAAGGTGCCAGATGCAAAAAAAACAATCAAAAAATTTGCAAGGCATACATACCACAATGGCTAAAGAAAAAGCACATAAAATTTCCAGTGATTCTGGAAATTAAGTGGTATGAAAAGAATAAAAGACGTGATCCAGACAATGTCTTTTCGGCTATTAAGTACATATTAGATAGCTTGGTAGAAGCAGGAGTGTTCCCAAACGATGGCCAGAAACAGGTAGAGGGTATCGTTAACTGGATAAAGGTAGATGCAAAGAATCCAAGAATCGAGATAACAATCTACGAAGACGGAGACAAATATTAAGCAGGAGGGCAATGATGCAAATAAACATAAATACAGACTGGGAATGGTATGAAAACACAAATGTATTTAGATTGTTTTATCATTGCCTACTACATACAAATTTAGAGGATAAACGGTACTGCGGAAAAGAAATTAAGGCAGGACAATTTGTTTCTTCTATAACAAGAATTAGTGCAGAGACAGGATTAACAGAATCGCAGGTCCGAACAGCACTAAAGAAACTAAAGGACACTGGGTATTTATCCACAAAAAGCACAAATAAATACACGATATACACAGTTTTCGACTACGAAAAGTACATAGATTGTGGACAAGTTGTAGAAGCAACTGCCAAGGTTGAAAATGGAACAAAAATGGAACAACCAGTGGAACGAAAAATGGAACAAACAGACAAAAACGCAAAGAAAAATTGCGAGAAATCAAAAGAAAATTGCGAGAAGTCAAACAAAAAAGCAATCAATGAATGTTTTGAAAGACTCTGGAAAAAGTATCCAAGCAAAAAAGGAAAAGGGCAGGTATCCGATACCAAGAAAAAAGTGTTGTACCAGATAGGAGAGGAACACATACAGAGGGCATTGGAACGGTATCTGGATGGATTAGAAAAGGATGCTTCGTGGAGAAAGCCACAGAACGGCTCGACATTCTTTAACAGTGGTTACGTGGATTATCTGGACGAGAACTACGAGAAACCACCAGAACCGAAGCCACAGAGGAATCCTGCAAGTGTCTTAGAATGCGAGAGAGATTATGACTTTGATGATTTAGAAATGCAGTTACTACATAAGCAATTAGAGTAAGGAAAAAGGAGTGATGGAAAATGTATCAAATGAGTTTTTTTGGTAATGAAACAGCACTTAGAAGCCATTCAATTACCAAGCAGACCAGAAGAGAATCCCACAAAAAGATTAATAAAGAAGCAATACATATCTTAATTCTTGAACAGCTTGAATACGAAGCTATGACAGCACGAGAGATCGCAACGGTGTTATATAAGCACAAAAAAGTCTTAGAACCGACAAGGCAGCAGGTACAACCACGGCTAACGGAGTTAGTGCAGGACGGACGTATTGAGGTATGCGGTAAACGACACGACAGCCTAACAGACAGAAACGTGGCAATCTACAGAAAGGTGGTGGAAAAAGATGGGGTATAAGAAATTCACAACAGAATTTAAAAGAAAAGTTGTTGCGGAAAGTAACGCAAGACATGAGGTAAAGAGCGTTGCGAAAGAATACGGCATTGATTCATCCACCCTCTTTAAATGGAAAAAACAGAACTTAGATGAAAACAAAGAAGAAAACGCCCCATATTCTCGTGAATACATAAAAATGGTAGTAAAGACAAGACTGACAAAAAACAATACGTCAAAATCTTGCTCACAAATGTTTAAGATTCCAGAGTATTTGATTACATTTTGGACAGAAAAATTTGGGGATGAAGTAAGAAAAGAAATTGAAGCAGAACAGCAACGTAACAAAAGGAAACCTAGAGGTATTCATGTTACATCCAGTGCGGTCTACTGGAAATAAGAAAAGGAGATTAAAGAAATGAAAGGTTATAAAGCATTTAATAAAGGATTAATTTGTAAAGGAAAGCAGTACAAAGAGAATGAAACTTTTGAGGAAGAAAGAGCAGTTCCATGTCACAGAGGTATGCACTTCTGTAAGAATCCGTTCGATGTGCTTAATTTTTATCATCTGGTAGATGATAAAGGAGAATTTTCGGACTTTGCGGAAGTAGAAGCACCAGACGATGCAGAAGTAAAAACAGACGATGATATTAAATATTGTACAACAAAGCTTAAGGTTGGAGCGAAGTTTTCTTTCGCAGGATTTGTTAAAACTTGCGTTGATTTTGTGATTGAGAAAACACAGACAGAGAAACCAGACTCTGGGAACTACGCAAAGATTGGTAGATCTGGGGACTCCGCACAGATTGGTAGCTCTGGGGACTACGCAAAGATTGGTAGCTCTGGGGACTCCGCACAGATTGGTAGCTCTGGGGACTCCGCACAGATTGGTAGCTCTGGGGACTACGCAAAGATTGGTAGCTCTGGGGACTCCGCACAGATTGGTAGCTCTGGGGACTCCGCACAGATTGGTAGCTCTGGGAACTCCGCACAGATTGGTAGCTCTGGATACTACGCAAAGATTGGTAGCTCTGGGGACTCCGCACAGATTGGTAGCTCTGGGGACTACGCAAA